TGTGCTCAGGATGGTAATCAAACAAATCATGCATATCCTCGTAACACTGATCCTGCGTTTGACGCATCTCTGCCGATTGCTGCTGCTGATGCAACCACGATTACAGTCAATGTTGGTGCCTCACCTGCTGGTCAGCAATATGCTCACACATTTGTAAGTGCACTTCCTAACGCTGTAACATCTGCTGGTAGTGTTGATTGTGTACACGACATCACTGACATTCTGCAAGCACTGGTATTCCACCTCAAGTATGGTGGTAACAGCAGAGTTGTGGATGCTGCTCAGTTCTACGTGAACGCTTCTAACGCTCTTCTGCACGTCGCTTCTCAGGCAACTGAGACTGTGTACGCAATGAACGAAGCGAAGAAGATCATGTTTGACGTGATGCGTAACGTTCCTACTATTAATACTGGTAACCACGTTCACAACTATAACCAGAAGTTCTACGAAGATCTTGATTACTATCCATACAGAGATCGTAGTCGTGACAATCCCACAATGGAGCAAGTCTCCCTTGCTGGTGCTACCGATGCTAACAAGTCTCGTGCTGCTGATGCATACTGGTTGATCCGTAACAACGCTCGCTACATTGCAGAGGGTACGGTTGGAATGTATGTTGCAAACAACGGTTGGACTATTCCTACTGGAACTCCTGCATGTATTGATGACGTTGAGCGTATTATCCAATCTGTTGCATATCACGTTGCATATGCTGGTAACTCTTACATCTATGACATCGGTCAAGAATATGTCAACAACCCTCACCTGGATGCTACAGAAAGACAGCGTTCTGTTTCAATTATTAGTTACATCCGTACTAATATCATTGATCATATTATCCGTAACGAACTGATCCCAACTAACATCACATCTTCATGGGGTTCTTACACACAACTGCAACAGTATCGTGATCTGACAATCACAACTGATGTAACGCAACCTGCATGTCCTACTGAGGTTTCTGCAGCACAAACGCTGATGCAAACTGTTGAGGATATTCTTACTGCCAACTCTATGAGTGGTCAGACACGTACGGTTGCTAACAACGGTGGTCCTTGCTCTAACGTTGAGTCTGCTATCGATACAATCATGCAGATTGTTACCGATACTATCACCACACCTACATCACTCAGTAACGTTACTCGTACACTGCCTAGCATTTGGCCAATCAAATACTCTGGTGACCATGCAGATCGTGATCTCTCTATCACATATGATAATGCCGCGGCCAACTTTGGTTCTACTTGTGCCACAATCGAGTCTGCTATCTTCACCCTGTTCGACGTTGGTATTAACACCATCGAAGCAGCATGGTTAGGTACAACTCCTCACCTCAGCACAATTACAAGAACTGTTCCCACATCCATCTATACAAACACCAAGTATCAGGCATATACCTGTTACAACGTGTTGTCTGCAGCAGAAACATTGTATGATCTGCTGTCCGATACTTTGGGTGCTGGTAAGCATACCGATCATACAATCGCTGAATTCCTTAGATTCAACGATCACGCAATCGCTCAGAAAGCAATCGATCAGACTGTTCAACAGTATCCTACAGGAGATAATCCTGATACAGGATACACGCAACTTATCATGGAAGCGTTGATCTATGACTTGGCAACAAGTGGTAATGCTGGTGCGTTTGAACTTGCTGGAACATGGTTCGATGGTGAAGGAACCTTCATCGCATATCCGAATATCGATCGTATCCGTCTGCTCTTTGCTCTGAATAAAGTTCGTGAGTATGCTAAGGACATTGTTCAAAATTACAATGGAGCTAGTTGGAGTGGATATGATGTTTACTATCCGCCTCAGATTGGTGGTTATCAACCACGGGTTGAGTGGGATCAAGAATACTCCGAGTTCACTATGGACTCTTCCCTCAACTGCTTAGAATTTGCTCTTGAGCGTTCTAGCTTCCCATCAGAAAATATCGTCACATTTGTGGCATCTACTGATGCGGTTAACTACACCAATAGCTATGACGAAGGTAATGATTACAATACCGATCCTGCTCTGGTTCTGCTAACTCCAACAATCGAAGTTGGATTTGAGCGTGAAGAAAACCGCGTTCGCATTAACAGAACTAACTTCTTCCGTCGTGGCGATCTTCTGACCTATACACTGGCATCTGCAAATACACTTGACGGTGCTAATGATCAGGACTTCTATTACGTTCTGAACGCTCAGGCAGATTGGTTTGAAATTGCTCGTATGCCTCAACATGACGGTCGCTATCGTCCGTTCCGTTTGGATACTACCAACTCTGGTAACCAGCGTTTCTCCACTGCACGTCGTTCTGGAATCATTAGAAATACAGTTACCTTCGGTTCACGCGACATCCAGACTCCTATTAGTGCAGGATTCAACATCGCTGATGTTCTGATCGGTACTACAACTGGTGCTGCCAGTGAGGTTTCCAGTCAACTTCTTAACCGTGCTGAGGTAGTTAAGACTTACAAATACTTTGGTCTCTCAGCAATGTCTGAGGCAACATTCATCAACGGTGAGGTTGTACAGGTTCAAGGTGCAACTGTTAACCAGGGTATTGCACTTCAAACTATTAAACGCGATGAACTCAATGCTGGTCACATCAGACTGAGAAGTATCACTGGCACTATCTCCGCAGGAGATGTTATTGAAGGTGTAGATAGCGGTGCAACTGCTACAGTCACATCTACTATTGAGGATCGTCTTCTCATCAACACTAAGTTGGGTGAATTCTTCGTGGGTGACTGGTTGTTCAAGGATACCACTTCTACAGAAGCAAAAGTCTCCGTTTACGATGATAAGAGAGGTGTTCTTACAGGTAACACTGGCGGTCGTATTACAATCGACGTTGAGACAATCAACAGCGGTTGGCAATCTGGTGATGTTATCTACGGTTCTAAGACTGAAAAAATTCTTGACATCGTGGGTATTAGGGATGGTGGTTCACCAATCACAATCAATACTTACGTCCACGGTGATAGAACTATCAAACTGTCTCTTTCCAGTGTTGTACGCGACACAGGATATACAGGTAACTTCACTAAGGGTGATCAAGTATATCTCCTTCAAGGAACCGCAATCGCATTCCCTGGATGGACTGCATATGTTACCAACTGGGATTATCGCCCAGATGAAGGTATCAATGATCTGTATATCGGTAGTGTTTCTGGTGATCCAAGTGTTCCTGCAAGCACTGTCGGACAAGGTGGTTATAACATCGGTAAGTTTGAAAACCTCAACAACTTCCCAGTCATCTACGGTAGTGTCGGAACTTACACAGAAACACCATATGAGTCTTACGGTCGTATCGTAAGTATTGAACAAACTGGTATTACCGCCCGCGTATGGTTGGAAGATGTAGTAGGTACATTTACTGACAACATGACTGTTATCTCGGATAACGGATGGATCGCAGCGGCATCTACTGCATCTGATCTGGTTGGTCGTGTTGATCGTTACTTCCGTGGATTTGACGGTGAACAGACAGTATTCAAACTCACTATCGCAAATGGTGAGCAATATCTGCCTGACCCCGCAGGTCACATGATGATCTTCGTGAATGGTATTCTGCAACCACCTGGTGCAAACAATGCCTTTACCGCGTCCTCCGACGAGATCACATTTACTGAACCTCCTGAGGTTGGATCTGAGTTTATCGGTTACTACATCGGTAAATTGCGTCAGATGGATGACATCTCCTTCGAGTTTGACTCATTGAGATCTTCCTTCAACCTTAAGATCAACGGTGGTTTCTACTCACTGACTTTGACTGAGGGTGTCTCTTCTAACACGATCAAACCTGAGAACAACATCATCGTTTCCTTGAACGGTGTTATTCAGGAACCTGGCATTGGTTATACACTGGTTGGTTCTAGAATCATCTTCGCTGAAACTCCTCGCGCAGGATCCACATTTGTAGCATTCTCCTACGTTGGTTCTGAAGCAGACGTTATCGCGTCTTACGTTGTTCCTCCGATTGAGGCAGGAGACCAACTCTTCATCGAGGGTGAGGATGAAACTGATCCTCGTGAAGTCGCACTGATTGAATCCTCCAACTCTTTGGTCACCTTCGAGTACACAGGAACAGTCAAGGGACGTAACGCATCTGCTCTTGCAACTATCCGTCGCGGAACTATTGATGCAGCAATCATCACCAACCCTGGTAATGGTTATACCTCTCGTCCTAACGTTGCGGTCATCTCTTCCAGTGGATTTGACGGTCGCATTCGTGCCCTGATGGGTATTGCAAATATTGAAGTTAAGACACCTGGTGTTGGTTATGCTCTACCTGAAGTCACAGTTACAAACACAGTCGATGATGACTTTGTTTCACCTGAAGGCGCACCTGTTAACGGTGGTTTGGATGTCTACGCTGGTGAGGGTGTTGATCCTACAACTGGTCAAACAATCACTATCGAGGCTGGTGCAATCCAGATCTCACGTAACCCAACCAACGTGACTGTCAACCAAGGTCAGACAGCAGCATTCACAGTTATTGCAGTCTTCAACGCTGAAGATGGTGATCCTGTTGGAACAACTGAAGGTCTGAACTATCAGTGGCAGAAGAAGAACTACGGTGAAACTAACTGGACAAACATCACTGGTGCAAACCAGGCAACATACAACACTGGAACTGCTAGTCAAGCAGATGATAGTGATGAGTACAGAGTTGCAATCACATACGCAGGCGCAACACCTGTGTACTCCAACTCTGCGGTGCTCTCAGTCCAGACTGGTGCAACTGTAATCTCTAACTTCGTACCGACATCGATCTTCTCACAATAAATAGTCAAAAACGATGACAGCAACCGCTTCCTATGTACCTGCTACGAGGATCCTGACTGTAGACGGTGACGGGTTACCATCCCCCGTCGCCTACGGTACGTTTCCTAATGCGAATAATCCAAACACTGTTACAGAACAGGATTTTGAACATGACTTCTATTATAGAGGTGGTACATTTGGCATCGAAAGAACATTTGATGACAACACCTATTCTCAAGAAGGTTATACCATCAATATTCCATTGTCAGTAAATGACAATGCTTTACTGAGTGCAGATCCGACGACTGGTGATATTCGTCCTGGCGACAATCTACTGTTTGTTTTTAGTGATGGAAGAAAGGCGAAGTTTGTTTATAATGGCACAACATTTATCTCCACTCCAGGTTATTGCTGGAGAAGTACAGATACAAATCTGCAGTTAATTGTTCCTGATTCTAATTACAGTAATACTGGTACATATACTTACTATGATCAAAGGAATGGACGTGCAGCAACGCCTCTGGGTGCTATTGGTGTTGCGGCTAATGGCGTAGTATTCTTCAATCCTTCTGCTGGTAATGGTGGAAACCCACCTGAGGGATTTAGTTGGAATGCACACTACGAAACATCACCCATAAGTTTTGGTCCTGACAGTTGTGGAGGTCACCCCGAACAAACAGGTCAGTATCACTACCATGACACACACTTTATTGACTGCTGGAAAGCGGGGTCTGTCATGGCTACATACAATGATTACTATGGTCTGTCTCAGTACAATGGTGACGTTCTGAGGCACCCAGACGGGCACTCAAAGATGTTAGGAATCTCTTTTGATGGATTCCCTGTCTACGGACCATTTGCGTATTCCGATCCCTGGGATACCAGTTCAGATATTGCAACCATGAGTTCTTCCTATCAACTCAAACCTATTGAGGCAACGGGAAGACCTTCTTATGGAAGCACACTCCAGAACCCACCTGCAGGGTCCTTTGTTGAGGACTTTGAATACGTTGAGGGTAATGGATCACTTGATTATCACAATGGAAGATTTTGCATTACTCCAGAGTTTCAAGATGGAACGTATGCATACTTCCTATCTGTAGATGCACAACAGGATCCAGCATTCCCATATCTTATGGGATTTACTGCAAGACAAGTTCTTGATCAACCTGTAAACAATGGTGCTGCTACACCTCCTGCACCTCCTAGCGGTGGTGGTGGAGAGGCACCTCCTGCAACTCTACAGATTGCAGCACAACCACAGAACGCATCGGTCAACAGCGGTCAATTAGTTACATTCACTGTTTCCGCAACTATTCTCCCAGAGAACGGACCAAAGTCTTATCAGTGGTTTAGATCTACTGACGGTGGATTTGCATACTCACAACTTAATGGTGCAACATCCTCGACATATTCATTCACTGCTCTGTCATACATGACGGGGTACAAATTCAAAGTTGTTATTGAGGGACCAACTGGTGCTACCCCAGCGACAAACTCGCCACTTACATCTGATGTTGCAACTTTAACTGTTACTGGAACGGGTGGAACTACAGATAATACCTTCGATAGCACAGGTATTACTCTTGATAGCACATCAACCCGCTTCGATCAAACCTAAATAACACTGTAAAAGTCTAAGAACTATGGCAAAACAGAACATTGGTATTGGTTCTTCCGCTAATGATGGTACTGGCGATACCCTGAGGGACGCTGGTGTCAAACTTAATTCAGTAATTGACGAACTGTATGACAGACTCGGTAACGAGACAGATATTCTCGTCAATATTGGATCGGGTATCACTGAAGGTCAAGTTCTTAAGTGGTCTACAGCAGGAAACCCCGCTTTTGTTGGCGGCAACTTTGATGAGTTGACAGCAAACCTAGATGTTGCGACATATAATATTGTCTCATCTAGCGCCAGAGATATTATTATCAAACCAGATAGCACTGGTGATATTAAACTCTGGGCTGGTGGTAGTGGATCTGCATACACCTACATTGATGGTGATGATGGATTCCTGAAATACTATGCACCATACACAGATCTAGCAAGTCTTCCTGATGCAGTAAACCATCACGGTATGTTTGCACATGTTCATGCTACAGGGCATGGATACTTTGCACATGGTGGTAGCTGGATTGAAATGGTTGATACGACCAGCAGCGTCGGTGATTTGTCTGATGTAGACATGACTGTTGGTGGTGGTCCTTCCAATGGTCAAATTCTGAAGTGGAATGCATCTACCTCTAAGTTTGAACCTGCCAATGATGATTCGTCTGGTGGTGGCGGCGGTGGAACTACACAAAACCTTTTTGAATCGTTCAACGCTGACACTGGTTCTACAACCGCAAGTGCTGCACAGGACGTTCTAACTGTTGCTGGTGGCACAAATATTGCAACATCAATCACTGGTGATGTGCTGACCATCAACATGACAGGCACACTCGGTGATCCAGATCAAAATGTCTTCTCCACAATCGGATCAGATTCAGGGTCCAAAACTGCTAATAGCACTACTACTACTGTTAATATTATCGGTGGCACTGGGATCTCCACTGCTGTGGCTGGTGATAATCTAACAATCACTAACGACTCACCAAACGTACCCCAGTTTATTATCCAAAGTGTTAGTGGTGACACTGGTTCTTTCACTTCTTCCGATGTTGAAGGGGGAATCACGATTGCTGGTGGAACAAATATCAGTACAGTAATGAGTGGTTCAACTCTTACTATTAACAATACTGCTGGTACTCTTCCATCTGTAACTGAGAATCAGAACATCGTTGCAACTGGAACGAACACCTTTGCAGCATATGGATCTCCTGTTTTGGGTTGGTCTGTTTCTGGTGGAACTGGTACAGGGTATCTCTTCGATGGTCCTGGTGTTAGCAATTCTACTGGTAACCCAACCATCTATGTGTACAGAGGTTTTACATATCGTTTCAACAACACAACTGGAACTGGTCACCCATTTGAGATCAGAGTTGGTTCTGGTGGTGCGGCGGTAACTGCTGGTATCAGTGGTTCTACCACTGGTGTTTTGGTATGGGAAGTTCCGATGTCGGTTGCTGCTGGTACAACTTATGTTTACCAATGCACAATCCACGGTGGAATGGTAGGAAATTTAGTGGTGGTCTGATAAATGCCAAGAACAGTCCCAGGTAGCGGTGCATCTATTGAACCGATCTTTAACAGTACATACGGTGTAAAAGACGTATTTGTTGTTAACGGTGGTTCTGGATATGATGCTTCTGATCCTCCAAAATTAACTATTGGTAACTGCGGTACACCCGTTCGTGATGCAGTTTTGCGTCCTGTTATCAACACTGCTGGAGAAATTCAAGCGGTTGAAGTTTTGGATCCTGGTGAAGGTTACAGTCCTCTACGTTTGATTATTGAAAGTACAGATGACGGTGCTTTTGGTGCTACAGGTGATGTATTCCTGAATGCAACAGGTGGAATTGATTATATTCAAGTAAGGTCTAACGGAGACGCATATTTCGGTGGCACTACTGCACGTATCGAAGGTGGTGGTGGAGCAGGTAGTGAACTTGTTCCTATCACTGGTAGTGTTACAGGTCTGTCTCTAGAAAACGTTGGACGTAACTATACCAGACAAGATGTTGCTCTGGTTATTGGTGGCGGGGGTGGCGAAGGCGCAACTGGTGTTGCTGAGGTAAATGAGTTCGGTCAAATCGAAAACATTAATATCAGCAACCCTGGTGAATTCTTTGAAACACCACCCATCGTTCAGTTGATTGGTGGTGGAGGTAGTGGTGCCGCTGCTGATGCAGTTATCAACCTCGGTAGAATTGATGCCATCAACATCACAAATCCAGGTGGAGGATACACTTCTCCGCCTCAAGTTATTTTTGCAAGGAATACTAACCTTGTAAGAACTGCCAGAAATAGACAGTCATTGAACTCTACGGTGTTCAATATTACTGGTCTTACTGGTGACATTGCAGAGTCAGATACAACTATCAATGTTGAGACAACTGCAGCGTTCCCTGGTTCTGGTAAAGCACTGGTTGGAAGAGAGATCTTTAGATACACCTCTAAAACTGCAACTCAGTTCAAAGGTGTTACGAGAGGTGTTAACTTTAAGTTTGACCAAAAAATTCGTCTTGACAATTTGCAAGATGATCCTAATACAGGTCTGACAGGTTATGATTTTAATATCAACGACCGTGTAAGACGTTTGTCTGAATCTAGCGATAATAAAATTGCTATCGTATATGACTGGCGTCCTGAAACCAGAGATTTGTATCTGGTATTCCAAGTTGACGAATTGGCATTTATTGATGCTGGTCGTTCTACAGAAGAAAGTAAAATCGTTGCATTCATTTGTGGTGTAGCAAGTTCCAGTGGAACTGGTGTAGAACCACACGTCTTAGTTGAATCTGAAGGTAACGACATCGTATTGTTTACAAATCCTCTTTCCGTATTACCAGATAGGGTGTTTGAGGATAATGATGAATTGGATGGTGCTGGTGATGGTATTCCTGACCTGATCAACACCGATACAGACTTCCAATTTGAAACAAGTCTTGATGGAGGTATTGCTTCATCACTCTATGGTATTGAAGAAACGATTGGTGGACAGAACACAACTCTGCTCGCTGTCGGTGACAAAATTTATGATGGTAATACCACACCGTTGGTTGCCACAGTTCAATCTGCTGGTGCTCTTGGTGATGGTGATCAACATGATGCCATTATTACTGTTGTTGGTAACAACTGGTCTATCCCCAACTTTGTTGCAGGAGAAACCGTAACTGGCGGCACAAGTGGCGTTGTGGCAACTGTAGATTCATTTACTGCAACTGCCACAGGATATGGTACTGGATACATCACTCTGGTTCTTAGAGATCCAGTTGGAAACGGAAACGTATTCAAATTTACTAATGGGGAAACGCTCTCTGGCGGAACGTCAGGTGGATCTGCAAATGTGTGGTCTACCGAATATAGCGTTCTCCTGAGAAACGAACCAGAATAACCTATAAATAAAGGGAAGGGTAAAACAGCATAATGGCTCTACTTACTGACCAATTTAGAATTTTTACCGCAAATAAGTTTATCAAGGCGTTGGAGGGTCCTGACCCGATCCAGTCTGATACTGATGCGGGTAGTGCGAGAGATCGACTGTATGTTTTCATCGGTCGCCCCCAAGCATGGGATAACGAGAATAATCCTCCTACACCAGTGGACTCTTTTCAGGAGTTTTCTGATGTGTTCGATGATCTAATCTCCCTGAAACGGGTGTTGGCAAACGACACTATTCAGGTTATTCGTCGTGTTGACTGGACACCTCCTGAGCAAACCACTGGTGGTTTGGGTTATGTCTATGACATGTATCGTCACGATTACAGTTCTACTAAGACTGCATCTTCTGGTGCAACTAAACTGTATGACGCCGATTTCTTTGTCGTCAACTCTTCGTACCAGGTTTATAAGTGCATTTACAACGGGACATCCCCTTCTGACCCGAACGGTAAACCTTCTACTATTGAACCTACAGGTACATCGACATCTGTTATCACAACTGCTGACGGTTATCGTTGGAAGTACATGTACACCATTCCTGTTGGACAGGTGTTGAAGTTCTTCTCTAACGAGTACATGCCTGTGCTCACAGACACCGCAGTTATCTCCGACGCTGTTGGTGGTGAGATTGATACTGTTGTTATCCAGTCTTCTGGTTCTGGTTATAACAACGGTACATATGAAAACGTTCCCATCAAAGGTGACGGTACTGGTGGTCGTGTTTCTATCGTTGTTGACGGTGGTAAGGTTGTATCCGCTACTGTGACATCTGGTGGTTCTAACTACACCTTCGGTAAAGTTATCATTGACGAGATCAATGGTATCGGTGCTGGTACTGGATCTGGTGCAACGATTGACGTTATTATTCCACCCGAAGGCGGTCACGGTTCTGATCCCACAGTTGAACTGGGTGGTTACAGAGTCATGATCAACACGAAGTTCACCTACGCTGAAGGTTCAGGTGACTTCCCTACAGATAACGACTATCGCCGTATTGGTCTTGTTATCAACCCATTCAAGTTTGGTACATCTGAACTTGTGGCAGACCTTACATTGTCTGGTACAAGTGCTGTAATTTTCTCTCCGACATTTACAGGTCAGTTCTCTACTGATGAAATCATCACACAGTCTCGTACTGTTGGTGGTCAGCAGGTTACTGCCCGTGGTCGAGTTATCTCTTGGAACTCTACAACCAAAGTTCTGAAATATTATCAGAACAGAGTTGACGGTGTGTTCCCTGAAATTACAGGTAATCTCGTTGAGTTTGAGGGTGGTAATGCTGTTGTCGGTTCTACCTCTGGTACATCTGGCGACCCTGATATTAACTTCCCAATTATTGCAGGATCCTCTACTCGTGTTATTAACAACACTGAGTATGACCTGGGTATGTCATTCACAAACGGATATGCAAAACCTGAGATTGAACCAAACTCGGGTGATGTAATTTACATAGATAATAGAAGTGCGATCTCTCGTGCTGGTGACCAAATCGAAGATATTAAAATCGTAATCGAGTTCTAAAGAAATGCCTCAGAATACCAATCTGAATATCAGTCCTTATTTTGACGACTTCGATAAGGACAAAAACTTTTACAGAGTTCTCTTTCGACCAGGATTTCCTATCCAGGCGAGAGAACTTACGACCATGCAATCGATTCTGCAGAATCAGATTGAGTCGATGGGACAGCACTTCTTCAAAGAAGGTGCGATGGTTATCCCTGGTCAGATTGGTTACGATCTGAATGTCAAGGCGGTTATCCTACAGCAGAATTTCCTGGGTGTAAACGTTGAGAACTATAGAACTCAACTGAATGGTCAGGTAATCACTGGTGTGACATCTGGCGTTAAAGCAAAAGTTCTGTACTCTATCCCTGCAACTGAGTCAGACAAAGGTTATATCACACTGTACGTTAAGTATGTTGACTCTGGTGATACTGTATCCGATGAGGGTATCAAAGAGTTCCAAAACAACGAACAGTTGTATGCGGAAAATGAGATCACTTTCGGTACAACCCTGATCGAGATCAATTCACCGTTTGCTCAACTTCTGCCTGCTGATGCAACTGCAACTGGTTCTGTTGCATATGTAAACCAAGGTGTATATTTTATTCGTGGTTATTTTGTAGACGTTCCTTCAGCATATCTGTTGCTGGATCAGTATACCAATAACCCATCCTACCGTATTGGTTTGGAAGTTAGTGAATCTATTATTACTCCAGAAGATGATCCATCACTGAATGACAATGCTGCTGGTGCTTCTAACTATTCTGCACCTGGTGGACATAGATTCCGTATCAAGACCACACTGGTCAAGAAAGCAATTAATGATGATACTGATAAGAACTTTATTGAACTTCTCCGTATCAATCAGAGTAAGGTTGAGCAAGTTGTTAATAAGACTGCATATTCTGAACTTGAGAGATCTCTTGCACGTCGTACATATGAAGAGAGTGGTGACTATGTTGTCGATAGTTTCGACGTAACTGCAAGAGAACACCTTGACGACTTCTTCAATAATGGTGTATATGCAACTGGTTCAGTTGCAACTGATGGTGTTGCTGCATCTGACGAATATCTAGCCGTTGAAGTTGGTCCTGGTAGAGCATACGTTAGAGGTTATAGAACTGAATTCCTAACACCTCAATATGCATCTGTACCCAAACCAAGAACATTTAAGACAAGACAGAACGGTATTATCTCTTTTGAACTTGGACAGTTTGTTGAGGTATATGACGTTTATGGTAACCCACAACTGACAGGTGATGGTGTATCCAAAGCATATCAAACTTTGGAACTCCGTGATAACTGGATGATTGCCCCTAGTGGCACTACTGATTATTCCGACGAGACTGGTACTGGTCAAGGTAACATAATCGGTAAGGCACGTATGGTGCAGATGAAATATCTGCGTACAGATAGCAGCCTAGGAACAGATTTCCATAATGCATATCTGTTTGATATTCAGATGTTCACTGCAATGAACTTCAAGGCAAATGTTGCTTTGAGTGCAGGTGATAGAATTTTTGGTCGTACATCTGGTGCTAGTGCATATGTATTTGAGGGTGCTACAACCCAACAATCTAGAAAGTATATCCTAGTTTATCAGGTGTCTGGTAACTTTGTACCTGGTGAAGTTGTTACTAGAGACGGTCGTATTGTTGGTGAACTGGACGCAATCTTCTCGTATCAGTTCCAGGATACTAGATCCATGGTTGGTAGAAACCCTGGTAATGCTATTGTCTTTGGTGCTAACCTTGCCCTTAATGATCAGTATGCAATCGATTGCTATAACGTAGACGTTGATCAAGCAAGTGGACAAGATATTCAAGGTTTCGGTTCTAACTTCGGTACAGAACTACGTCCTGGTGAAGTTATTCGTGTAACTGGTACAACAGTTCAGGGTAACAATACACTCCGTGTTAAGAGAATTAATCCCCAAACAATCGACCAGTCTGCTGCAAACAAGGCAACTTCCGTAGCAGCAGGTGATGTTATCTTCGATTATGCAGATCAGACTGCAAAACTAGATACATCACTGACCAAGGGTACCATCCCTGACGGTGAGTATGCTAATGGTGTGGTTGTAAGAATGAGACCATACCTTCGCATGAAGGACTATCAAAACGGCGAACTAACGATTGACCTTCCATATCGTTCAATGCGATCTCTGGAAGATGAATCATTCTTTGTCTATAGATCGTTTGTTAACAAGGTTGTTAGTAACGGTGACATCACTATTACTCTGCCTGAATCTGAAGCATTCGGATCGTTGGATGAAGGTGACTTCACTCTAACTGTTGCTGCACAGTCTGGATCTTCCTACACTGTTGGTCAAAACATTGACCTTGAAACAGCAAATGACGCGAATCAACTCACTGTAACATTTGGTGCTGAGCGTCAGTCTATCTCTGTACAAGGTTTGGGTGGTGTTACTCAGGTTCACCTGAATGCTCTCGTATCTAAGAATACAGTATCCCGTAAGGTGAAGACTGCATCTAAGATGCGTTGTATGAAAGTTATTAAGACAAATCAGCAGAATGATACTCTGAAGTTTGGTCTTTCTTATGGTCACCTGTATGGAACACGTATTGAGGATACTGAGGTTTCCTTCGGTCTCAATGACGTATATAAGATCCATGCAGTATATGAATCAGAGACAGATGGCGATGCACAAATTCCTTATGTTGTTCTTGACGAAGCAACATTTTTCGATACTGGCTCTATCGTTAGTGGTAGAACATCAGGTGCCAGAGCAAGAGTTGTTTCGTTTGTAAACTCAACTCTGCGTCTCTATAACGTATCTGTAAATAATATTCCGTTCGTTCCTGGTGAAATCATTGATGGTTTCGATGACGACGGTGTTGCATTGACTGCTATTGTCGATGACGCTGATGGATCTGTTGTTCTCGGATCCAGAAACATCACAAGTTCATTTAAGTTGGATCCTGGTCAGGGTTCACACTTCTATGATGTTTCTAGAATGATCAGACAACCTAACTCTGCTCCTCCGACAAGGAAGTTGATGGTTGTATTTGATTACTTCCTCCATGAGCAGACTGGTGATTACTTCTCTGCACAATCTTACACAGGTATTCCTTTCAAGGAAATTCCTAATTACAAACTTGATGGTAACATCAACTTCCTGGTTGACTCTATTGACTTCAGACCTGGTGTTGGTGAACAGGCAGATGGTTCGGGTACCGTTGGTTCACCTTACTATGTGAACTGTACATCACTTGACTTTGATTCAAGAACGTTTGATACCTCTGGTGGTTCTGGTGGTTCAACTATTTTTGACATCATGAGGATTGAGACAGATTTCCGTGCTGACTACACCTGGTATCAGGGTCGTATGGATCACATCTATCTTGGTCATAATAACAAAATTCTTGTTGCACAAGGCAAACCTGGCGATGAACTTGTCCCACCAGACAAGGTTGAGAACGCCATGCTCTTGGCAACTATGGAACTCAAACCATATGTTTACGATCCTGAGCGTGATGTAATCATCAAACCTGAGCAGATCCGTCGTTTCACCATGAAAGATATTGGTGATCTTGAACGTCGTATGGGTCAGGTTGAATATTATACTTCACTGTCTCTTCTTGAAGCACAGGCAGATTCCGCTAAGGTCTATGACGAAAACGGATTTGACAGATTTAAGAACGGTTATGTTGTTGATGACTTTACCGACCATACCGTTGGTGACGTTCTGAGTGAGGACTATAAGTGCTCTCTCGACTTCAAAGAAGGCATTCTCCGTCCCTCTCACTACACAACTAACGTTGCACTTGAGTGGAATGAAACTGCTTCTAATAATGTAATTAAGCACGAAGCAAATATTATCACACTTCCGTTCAACGAAGAAAAGATTGTTGAACAACCATACGCTTCTCGTCAGGAAAACGTTAACCCGTTTAACGTGTTTACCTTTATCGGTCGTATTGACTTGACACCTGCTTCTGACGATTGGATTGATACCAAACGTCTTCCTGCAAGAGTTGAAAACGTTGAAGGTGACTTCTCTGCAACTGCTAGAGATTTGAACATTGACCAGAATGGTTTTGCTCCTATTCAATGGGGTTCATGGCAAACTAACTGGACTGGTGAGACCCAGATTTCTAGTTCCAGATTCCTATCATCTTCTGGTACATATGGTATTGGTCGTCCTCAAGGTCGTGCTGGTCACGGTCAGCGTCGTCAAGGTCTCTTCTACCTACACGAACGTCGTACATATCGTGTTGTAAACAACCAGTCACGTCAAGGTATTAGGACTCGTGTTGTTCCCAGAATTGACCGTAAGTCTTTGGGTGATAGCATCCTGTCTCAGACTGCAGTTCCCTGGATTCGTTCTAGAAACGTTGGATATAAGGTTTCTCGTATGAAACCCAATACTCGTTTCTATTCATTCTTCGACAATGTAAACGTTAATACTTACATGTGTCCGAAGATTATCGAACTTGTTAAGTCTTCGACTGCTGATCCTACAACCAATGAAACTCCGTTTGTTGTTGGTGAAACTGTTATCGGTAGTATTTCTGGTTGCCGTCTGAAGGTTGCTGAACCTAATGATGGTGGTCAGTTCAACCCATACACAGGAACCGCATCATCTCTTCCTGAGTCTTATGCATCACAGACAGACATTCTAAACATCGACGTTACTGCGATGGCAGAAACCAAGAACCCTGACTTCTATGGCAACATTGCAGTTGGTGAAGTTCTGGTTGGTCAAACATCTGGTGCTCGTGCTGTTGTTAAGGATCGTCGTTTGATCTCCAACAACGTTGGTGAGATTGCTGGTTCACTCTTTATTCCTAACCCGAATGAAGATTCCAATCCACGTTTTGCTACAGGTACACGTACCTTCCGTTTCACAACAAACGAAGATAACAGCAAGATGCCTGGTACAGTTGACTCCTCTGCTGAGACAACTTACGAAGCACGAGGCACACTGAACACAGTTCGTGAAAATATCCTTGCTGTTCGTAACGCTGAGATTGTTCGCGATACTGTTAGTGAGGATAGAGTTGTTACCACAACCAGAACTGAGACTAGACAGATTGGTTGGTATGACCCTCTTGCACAGTCCTTCATTCTGGATGAAGAAGGTGGTATGTTTATTAACTCTGTTGAGATCTTCTTCTCAACTAAGGATGGAAACATTCCTATCTCCATGCAGATCAGAACCATGGAAAATGGTTATCCTACTGGTTCTATTCTTCCCTTCTCTGACGTTACTCTGAATCCTGATCAGGTAGAAACATCTGAAAATGCTGCTATTCCGACTAAGTTCACATTCCGTGCACCTGTCTATATCAAGCAGTCTACAGAATATTGTTTCGTTCTCCTGTCTGACTCTAACGAGTATAAGGTTTGGATCTCTAGAATGGGTGACGTTGATGTAACTGGAACTAGAACGATCTCTGAACAACCTTACGCTGGTGTCTTGTTCAAGTCTCAGAACGCATCTACTTGGACCGCTGACCAGTATGAAGACCTTAAGTTTGTGATGTATCGTTGCGACTTCACACCTTCCTCTGGTGTTGCAGTGTTCAACAACTGTCGTCTTGGTAAGGGTAATGGTGGTATTCACAACTTGGTTGAGAATCCAATTCTTACCTTGAAACCCAAGCAGGTATTGACACTCCCATCATCGGGTTCTTATTCATTCACCATTGGTGCAACTGTAGAACAGGATCCATCGGGTGCAAAAGGTACAGTTGTTGAATGGGATACTACAGGTGCAAATCCAAAACTGACTATTACTGATATTGAGACTGGTCCTAGTGGACAAGGTTTCCAAGCAGGTTTCGTTCAGTCTGGTGGTTCTATCTACAACGTATTGAAATCTTCGCAGGCAACTGTATCTATTACGACTTCGGTTGTTACTAACGGTACATTTGAAGCTGGCGACACTATTACTAACGGTGCAAATGCTGAAGCAGTTGTTACCTCGTTTGATAGTGGCACAGGTATTCTCGAAGCAAATTATAACAAAGGTACATTCCTAGACAGTGACACTATTACAAATGGTAGTGGTGTATCTGCAACCATCAACGCCTCTGGTGTTGTGTATGGTGCAAGTTCTGACTCTAGAGATGGTTATCCTGAAGGCACAATCGCATATCAGGATGATGATAGAGAAGTTCTTGTATATCATAAGAACCATGGTATGCACCAGAGAACAAACAACATCGTTGTTGAAGGTATTGAGTCTGAGATTCCTCCGACAGTCTTGACTTCAAGTCTTGCCGCTGATGCAACATCCATCAACGTACAGGATGCTCTCTCATTCCATAACATCATTAACAATAGTAATGTTGGACCTACCAACGTAGGTTATGTGAAGATTGGAGATGAAATCATTAAGTACAGTGCAATCTCTGGCACAGGTCAAACTATTACTGTTGCTTCTGACGGTCGTGGTGCTGATGGAACTGCTGCTGTAGCACACGCTGCTGGTGAACCAGTTCTTTGTTACAACTTGGATGGTATTCCTCTGGTTGAACTGAACAAGACACATACTTCTATCTCCTGCCCATGGTTGGATACTTACATGCTACACACTGACAGTGTTGCAACTAACGGTATCCGTGGCGGTGGTAAGTTTGTGTATGCAACACAGAACGTTCAGTATGAAACTCTGACTCCTCAGGTTGCAACCATGAACCTGCCAGAAACGGACATTCGTGCTCTGGTAAATACTACGACTGCTACTTCGATCTCTGATGGTTCAACCAACATTGATCAGGCGTCGTTCATCAACACTGGTGACTTCTTAGAAGTTGTTCTGAACGATCAAAACTTCTTCACCTCCCCCAGAATGATTGCTGCTCAGATTAATGAGAACAACAAGATGGAAGGTGCGAAGTCGTTCACAATGCAAATTCAACTTGCAACTACTAACCCACACCTGACACCTGTTGTTGACCTTGATCGTTGTTCTTTGATTACAACTAGCAACCGTATCAACTATTGGCCTGGTGGTTCTGCCGCCATTCCTACACAGGCAGC